GGTCTCAAACGCGGGGCCATAAAAAAGGGCGAGTGGCCGTAGCCACCCGCCCCATCGGTCAGCCGTTCAGCACCTCCGGTACATGGTTATCGACCAGATATTGGAACATCGCGTCAGGCGTATCCTGATTCGCGAAGTCCTGCGCTTTCTCGAACACTTCCTCCCGGTCCATGTACTCGTTACCGAGACGGCACTGGAGCGCCACAGCGCCGATCAGCAAAGTTACATCGTCGCAACGCAGAGCCGTTGCGAGCATTGCCACCACGGCCACTTGCAAGTGGACGCGAACCGAACCGTAGCCTTCGCCGAGGTTCAATACTCTGTACTCTTCCATATCGATCTCCAACTAGTTGATGTGATCACATCGGTAGCAATCGCCGCCGATGTGCCTATCTAATCATGCAATCCCGAAACCGCAACCCAAAACAGGGTAGAACCTCACGCCGCGCGCTCGCGATGCGCGCTCACGGCTTCGCGCGCACCAACAAATAACTGGTCTCAAACGCGGGGCCATAAAAAAGGGTGAGTGGCCGAAGCCACCCACCCTGTCGATCACTCGTCGTTGTCGCCGAAGATCGCATCCCACTCTTCGGGCGTCGCGCCCGTCATGAGGAACTCGCGCTGATCAGCGGTCAGATTCGGGAACGCGTCCTGAATATGAGCACCCTGCGCCCTGCGATTCATGCCCTCATCGAACTCGGTTTCGGTGAGAGGAATTTCCATCCGATTCATCTTCCCAGTAAAAGAAGAAATACGATGCATCAACATATCGATCTCCCAGTGAAGGGGCGCAGCCCTATTGCTGCGCCCCGTGTTAACTACACTTCCAACTGCGCGGCGTAGGCCGAGACCCACTCGTTTACAGACATCGTGTCTGCGACGCCTTCGACGAACAGCGTGTCGGCATCATCCCATCCATCGAACCATGCGCGCTTCTGTTCGACACCGTGCATACCTGCCGCCCACCTGTCATGCAGGGTAATGCTCCATGAGTTCTTGCCAAACGCCAGACGAGTGATGTACCCATGCAACTTGTACTCATTCATGACGGTCTACCAATTGCGCCGGACGTCCCGGCAAATTCAGTAAACCATCGAATCCCGAAACCGCATCCCAAAACGGAAGGATCCCGGCCTTACCCCACCGGGGCCGCACCCCCAAATGCGCGATTACCACCCTGCGCGCCGACTAAACACTTAAATCCACACAAACCACCGTACACTTCCCAAACTACCCCCCTACGGGACTCCTAACCTCCTCTTATAAAATGTACCCCCTACGGGACTCCTAACCTCCCCTATATATTTATTCCATAATGTATTACTATAAAATTCTTCAACGGAGAGTCTTGCGTGGACGACCTGATTCCAGACATTGAAGACGACGTACCCATTCCGGGTTCCATCGAAGAAGCCCTGCCCGAACTAAGCCCTGCCGAAGAACTGAACATGCGCGCCCGCACGATCAAGCTGCTGGCCGATCTCAAGGGAGACCCTATCCTGCCTACCCTTGAGCACGAAGCCGAGGCGAGAGACCTCGCCCACAAAATGATGTCCGACCCTGCCCTACGACCGGACTACGCCAAGTACCCGAACGAGACGATGGCGTACCTTGCCGGGATGATCGCCCAGTCGAACTGTATGCTGGTGGAGGAACTTGCCGACCTCAAACTGTACGTGGTCAACAAGTTGATTCTGGAGGTCGAGAACGCCAAGGACAGCAAGTCCAGAATTACGGCGCTATCAAAATTGGGCGAAGTGGACGGCGTGGACGCCTTCAAGAAGCGTTCCGAGGTGACCATGCAGGTCAAACCGATTCAGGAGGTCGAGAAAGAACTCCTGTCGGTGCTTGACGGCATAGAATATTCAGTGCGAACCGTCGATCCGGTCCCAGCCGAGCGCCGTCTTGCAGACGCCGATGATGTTGTAGAACTCGAAACAAAGGTTGACGACATAGACGAAGGCCAGAACCATACTGAGGTTTATGAGCAACCTTAACCAACGGTCTTCATTGTCATTGGGAGACATCGCGAAACTCCGTGCTGCCCTCCCAACCATGCCTGAAAAGCAGAAACGCCGGACGGCGGAGCTGCTGAAGCAGTATCAGACAGAAATGATCAAAATAAAAGGGAAAGACAACTTTCTCGACTTCATAAAACACGTCTATCCGGGCTACAAAGTCGGCCCCCATCACGAAAAACTTGCCCGTATCTTTGAAGAAATCGCCGAGGGCAAGAAAAAACGGGTCATCGTGAACATCGCGCCCCGTCACGGCAAGTCGGAAATGATCAGTTACCTCGCTCCGGCGTGGTTTTTGGGCAAATATCCTCAGAAAAAGGTCATCATGGCCTCGCACACGGCTGATTTGGCTGTAAATTTTGGTCGTAGAGTGCGAAATTTGGTCGGATCAGACCTTTACAAGAATATTTTTCCGCAAGTTGAGCTTCAAGCGGACACTAAATCAGCTTCACGATGGGGGACAAACTTCAATGGCGAATATTTTGCTATCGGTGTGGGTGGTGCTCTGGCTGGTCGTGGCGCTGATCTGTTCATTATTGACGATCCGCACTCTGAACAAGAGGCTAAACAGCTACGACCGGACGTTTTCGAGCCAGCGTGGGAGTGGTTCCAGTCGGGTCCGATCCAGCGACTGATGCCCGGAGGCGCGATCATCGTCGTGATGACGCGCTGGTCGAAGCTGGACCTTACGGGACAGATTATCGACCACATGACGAAGAATGACGACGCCGACGAGTGGGAAGTGGTTGAATTCCCTGCCATTCTCAACGAAAAACCGCTCTGGCCCGAGTTCTGGGACTTGAATGAACTCCTCGCCAAGAAGGCGTCCATGGACGTACGGTACTGGCAAGCCCAGTACATGCAGGATCCGGTGGCCGAGGAAGGCTCCCTTATCAAGAGGGAGTGGTGGCAGGTCTGGGAAGAGGACGAGCCGCCTCCGTGCGAGTTCATCATCATGAGTCTCGACGCCGCCCAAGAAGCCAACAACCGTGCCGACTTCAACGCCTTGACGGTCTGGGGGGTCTTCTTCAACGAGGAGACCAAGAACAAGAATATAATCCTGCTTAATGCCATCAAGGAACGAATGGAGTACCCGGAACTCAAAGCCATGGTGTTTGAGCAATACAACGAGTGGCGACCGGACAGCTTCATCGTTGAGAAAAAATCTAACGGGTCAGCCCTGTTTCAGGAGATCCGGCGCATGGGCGTTCCTGTAATGGAATTTACCCCCGGTAAGGGACAGGATAAGATCAGTCGGGTCAATGCCATCACAGACCTGTTTGCGTCCGGCATTGTCTGGTCTCCTGACCGTCGTTGGGCGCAGGAGGTTGTCGAGGAGTGCAACGACTTTCCAGCGGGGCGCAACGATGACTTGGTGGACGCCACTACTCTTGCTCTTATGCGTTTCCGGCAGGGTGGGTTTATACGTCTACCTACTGATGAGCCAGAGCCTGTCCAACTCTTCCGCTCGTCGCGCGGAACGTCACGGAGATACTACTGATGCCAGCAGATAAAGGATTGCGTAGCCTCAAGGATTACGATCCGTTCGGGAACTACATTAACCCGGATAGTCCTGAGTTTGAGGCCAAGGTACGGTCCAATATCCCTGATGCTTACCGATATTTGGTGGACAAAAACAAAGCGGCAGGAATCAAAGACCCGACTAAAATGTACAGCACTCTAGGTTTGAATGTTTCTGATGCAGACGTGTTTCATCGTTTGACTCAATTTGATTCGTTGTCCAAGGATGACGTAAAAAAGTTATCTGACGAAAGTAAACATGTGTATGGAATCGGACTAGGCGCTTCTCCGCTTGTTTACGCGCACGAGTTTCAACACGATAAAATTGACGACGAGTTTAACAATCGTTTGGCTTTGTTGACAGCCTCTAATTCTCCAGAATCATACTGGCACAATATAAACGACGTTTACAATTGGTACGTGATGAATCGTGCCACACATTCCGAAAAAGACCCCAAAACCGGCAAGCACATTCCCTATAAAAATTCAGATCCGTTCAAGCAAAAAGAAGAAGCGGTTTTGAATAGTTTGAATGCGTATTTCCGCGCACGCGACATGAACGGCGCCGAAAATATTTTGGGTAAAGGCAATTACCCACCTAATACAGACCTGCACAGAGAGGTCAATCAAAACTGGGACGCCGGAAAAGATCCACCTAGATTGTGGACGACTTATCCCATGGACTATTTGAAAGGAAATACTCGCGAAACGTCCAAGGGCGTTCTTCCGCGTACGATGATTGAAGAACGGGCAAAGTTTCCGTATCTGAATTTCGTGGGATCTGATCCCGGCCCTATTACGTCGGGATATCGAGAAAGCGGAAAAGAGCTGCGCGTGCAATATGACCCCGAGCATGATCCTCGACCCAAAGATCAGCGTCCTTACAAACGCGGCGGTTCCGTCGAACGTACAACTCGCGATAGGAAAATTCTATGAGCATTGAAAAGTCCTTGTATGC